CTGATTTCCCGTCCGCGGAAGCCATAAGATTGTGGGAAGACACTGACTTGACGGACTGGTTAAACATGTATGCGCCAGAAAACAAATGTAAACTAAGAGGCAGGGAGATACCTGGGAGAATCGTTAAAACTACAAAAATAACTCTAGCAAAGTACCCAATCAAATCACGACCTGTTTTGACTAAAGCGGTGTTTGAAGAATCCAGGAGCATCACAGGTAGGATCAAATCAGTCAAACATGTGCGTGATCAGGAAAAAATCCCACTAATGCGCAACACCCTAGCCAATATGGCATCAATATATTTTGTGCCGCACTACAATGAACTTTTGAAAACTTTTAGGGTAGAGCAATTAGTGTTCGAGCCCAGTGACATTAAAGCTTGGATAGAGGCCAGCCGTGGAGCTCCATCAGTGTTGCAAGAAGTAGTAAAAGTACTGGGCACTGAAATACTAACAAAACCAATAAATGACGTGAACATCCATGTGAAAATGGAATCATTGCTCAAAAGTTCTCCCATTGCTTTGATGAGGGAACAACAAGCAAGAATCATAGTGTGGCAACGAAAAGGAGTTTGTGCGTTGTATACCTCAATATTCAAAAAGGCAAAGACGAGACTGAAACAGCTTCTTAGAGAAGAAGTGGTGTACACAGACGGGCTCAGACCAGATGAAATATCTGCATTCCTGAGGACCAAACGAGTGCGATTCTTTTATGAAAATGACTTGACCAAACAAGACAGACAAACTGATGACCCTATTTTGCGTGTAGAAATGGAAATCTATAGAATTTTAGGAGTTAATGAATGTGTACTATCAAGTTGGTTTGAGATGCACAAGGAGTGGCGTTTCAAGTCAAGGTACGTTAAAGGCAACAGCAAGGAGATGAGACAAACTGGTCAAGCCACCACAGCATTAGGCAACTGCATTACGAACATGCAAGTGCATGCACAGTTTTTCCTCAAAAACCGATCATCATTACAATTTGTCATCTTTTTGGGAGATGACATGCTAGCAGGGTTTGCCACAAGACCTGTGACAAAAGACCTTAGAAATTATATAGCTACTTACTTTAACATGCAATCGAAAGAGAGTTGTCAAAGTGATTATGGCACATTTTGCTGCATGATCGCATATCCATTGTCAGATGGGTCTTGTGAATTGGGGCCAGATGTAGTAAGACTGAAATTTAGATACGAAGTGACTAACGGAGCTCATGAATCAACCCCAGAAAATAGACTAATGAGGAAAATAAGTTACATGTACATGTTAGGTGGAACAAAGGAGATAATCAATATATTGACCGTGAACGAAATAGGGGTGAACATACCAATGTGGTACAGCTTTCCTTACATGGTGAGAGGATGCGCGGAAAAATATGAAATGACCGAAGAACAAGTCATCGGCTACTATAACAACTTGCTAGACATGATGTGCGATGAGCAAACATACTTTAACACATTTAGACATTACGAACCAGCGAACCATTAACGATTTACAAAACAATTAATTGCAGAAAATTGCGGCCCCC